CTTTTTCTCTAGCTGTTTGATGGTATTGTCGTTAATATCTTTTTGATTGTAAAGCTCTTTAGATTGCTTTTGTAGTAAAACTAAATCATCTTTTAACTCATCAATCTTAGAAAATGTTCCACCGTTTAATTGGTATCTTAGTTTTTCTATTTTAAGGGCTTGAATAGACAACTCAAACTCTTCTTGTTTTTTGTTGTTAATATCTACATTTATCTTGCTTTGAGATTCAAGAATATTGTTTATTTTGTTGTGTAATAATATGCCATCTTTTAAATTTGGAATATCTATTTTTGGTGGTTTCGGAATATCTATTTTTATTTCATCTGTTTTTTTAAATTCATCACCAACAATTTTTAATGATTTTTTAAGTTCGTTTGTTTTAATTAGAGATTTATTTAGTTCTTTCCCTAGTGACCCAAGAACCATCGCTTTTTGGTCGTCATTTAGATATTTATTTTTTGATTGTTTTGCTATTTCGGATTGAAGTTTTTTCTGATTTTCTAGTTCTTTATTGTATATTTTTTGATTGTTAGCATTGGTATCTATAAGATTCCCCCACTTATCTAAGTGATGAGTTCCTGCTTTTAATTTTAAGTCAATATCTGCAAGTATCGCTTTTTCTTCCGATGCTCTTCTGTATGCTACTGCTAGAACTCCAAGTGCTGTTATTGCTACTCCCCAAGGGGCTAATCTCATCGCTGTGTTTAGTCCAACTTGTGCAACTTTAGACAGAACAATAGCTCTTTGTAGTTGATTCATTCTTGCTATTTGCCCCATTGTACCAACTAACCCATTCCCAACTGACCAAGCTGTGTTTATTTTTTGAGCTGTTGTTAGTGCATAGTATGCCCCTGCTGTTGTGCCTAATATTACGCTGAAATCCTTTAGCGTATCTCCATTTTTTAAAACCCATTCTATACTATCTATTGTTGCATTATTTAATGCAATCATCGTTGGTTTTAATTGCTCCCCTATGGCTCTTTCTAATAACATTATCGCACTAGATGCTTTTTGTTGTTGGGCTGTTAATGATTGAGAAGCCACCTCATATTCTTTCTGTGTAGCTGTGCCGTCAATATAAGCATCGTTTGAAGTTTTTATATTTTGAGTTAATTTATCTGTTGCAGATGATAATTTTAACAATGTAGAAGATAATCCACTTCCTGATAGTTGCATATCTTTTAACGCTTGTATTCTTGCTCTCTTGTCTAGTTTCCCCAATGACTCCAAAAAAGCCTTAACTGCCATAATAGGTTTTTCATCAATCATTTTGGAATATTCAGAAAGCTCAATCCCTGAAACTTTAGCGAAACTTTTAGTATTAAGTAGTATTTTTTGAAACACTTGTGACATAGCAGTTCCACCGACCTCAACATTAACGCCTACATCTTTCATTGTAGCCCCAAACGCTACTATTTCAGGATTAGTTAATCCTAATGTTTTACCTGCTCCTGCTAATCTTTGCGTGAAGTCAAGTAATTTCCCCTCATCTGCTGTTGTAGATGATGCTAATTTAGAAAAAGATGAGGTTAGCTGATTAATATTTTTTATCGGTAAGCCCAATGAGTTAGCTATCTCTGCAAAACCTACTGCCGACTCTTCGGCTGTAAGCTTAGAAGAACTAGCCATATATTGCATTTGCTTCGTAAATTCTTTTAGGTTATCTACACCTTTAATCCCAAGTTGTCCTGCACTCTCTGCGATATTATAAAGCCCTGTTACTTCAAACCCACCCATAGTAGACGACATTTTATCAAGTTCATCTGTCAATGCTCTTAAATTATCACCAACCAAACCTGTTGTTTTAGACACTTCCAAAGAAGCATTTTCAAGACTCTTAAATCCGACTTGAACGCTGTCAAAAGCTGATTTTAAACCATATAGCCCACCAACTGTTCCGATTAGTCCGATAATATTTTTATTGAGTCCACCGACACTTTTAGTTGTTGAATTTATGCTTTTATCGGTACGCTCAAATTCAGTTCTTAAAGAGGATAAGCGACTTGATGCGTTATTGGTTCTTATATCAATTACTATCTCTGCCATATCTTATCCCTTTGTTTGAATTTTTTGCATCATTTTAGCAAAATTATTTATATCCGAAAGCTGTATTATATCATTATCGCTATTATCACTTATTTTATCAAAATCTTCATCTGATAAATAAACTAATTGACCTACTTGCATCACTAAATTAACAAAGTGTTTTGGCTTTAGGTTACTCCATTTAATAGCATCTTTAGCACTATCATATAAATAACCTACAACCCCACCCATACCTGCGTAATTTGGTTGGCACTTAGAGCATATAACACTAACAACTCTTGTGTACTCATCGAAATTACTTGGGAACTCACGGCTATCACTTCTTAAAAAAGTAGCGATAGTTTTAGCTAGTTTCCCTTTTTTTCTTCAACCTCATCAATAATCATCTGCATTACATCAAAGTAAGTAGATTCATCTTCAATCGCTTCTTCAAGCTTTTTAATGTCCTTTGACTCGATACATTCTAAAAACTGTAACTTGTGAAACTCTTCGTATTTTTCAAACCCACCTAAAGACTCAATTTTTTCTTCAATTTTTTCAAGCTTGTCATATAATTCATCAAGCTTATTAGCATCATCAATCACCTCTTTATCTTTGCCTAGCTTAGACAATGAAGTTGCTTTTAATTCAAGAACATTAATTCTCTTGTTTAATTTATTTTGCTCCTTGACTGCTTTATTGATTGGGTCAAACTTTTTTGAAAGTTCTTTAGCTTTTTTTCCCTTAAGAGCTTTATAAGATACAGTAATAGTAACTTTGTCGCTGATTGGAAAATCAATGTCTATTTTCGGATTTAATCCTAATGTTTTTGCCATGTTGTGTTCCTTATGTTGTGTTTTGTATGTTGTTTATGAGGTGGCACAACATAAAAAGCCACCTATTGTTAAGCCGAAGCCGTCCATACAGGAATAGAAGTTTGCTGAACTGTAAAATTTAAACCAAGCTTACCTTTTGGGTCAAAAGGTGCTTTACCATCTTTAACAATTAAATTGTAAGAACATTTAGTTCCGTTTGCACCATCGCTATTATCAAACTCAATCTCTACGTTTAAAGTGTTATCAGTTGCGAAATCACCCTCATTGTAAAGTGCTTGGAGTAATAAATTTTGAGCTTCATCGGTTTTTTTGCCGTCAAGCTTACCGTTCCAAGTTGTTGTTCCAAATTTTGCCTGTTTGCCTTTTTCGTATTTGATGCCTTTATGACAATCAATTTCAGACACATCAAAAGAACCTAAATCAATATCCCATGAACCCTCTATACACTCAACTTCTACAAGTGTTCCATCTCCACCATTTGCTTTAATCTTTACTGTTGCACCACTTACATCTACTCTTGCTACTGCCATTGTCTTACTCCTTGTTTTGTTTAGGCTTAGAATATTTTTTAAACTCTAACGGCTTAACTGCCTTACCTATTTTTTCATATATACTTTTGATATTTTTATCGTCTGTATAAACCTCATCTACTGTTCTACAAGGGATTCCACTAAACTCTTCTGGGCTTATATGTCTTCCTTTTGTACTTGTTTTTTTGTCTGAATAAATTAATGTCACTTATCCTCCTAATTGAGATATTGAATCCGTTTTAAAGATAACCTCTGTTTCAAACAAGTTGTCATCTAACTTTAAAGTGCTTTTAATATCACCACCTAACAAAACTAGATTATTTGCTTTTTTATTAGCAAACATCATCTGCAAATCACTTGCTAGTTTTAGGCTTTTGGGTCTTTTATCGGAATAGCACATAATTGAATAACCAACTTTGTTATTAATTTGCTTTCCACTCATGCACCCATCTACCCCAATTCCAAACGCATTAAATACGATAAAATTGGTCTGTTTTTCGATAACCTCTCCTAATGTAAAAAAAGGTGTTTGAGTCCAATTATCCTTAACAAAAGTTGCTACTGCTACATATTGTTCATAGGCTGTCATAGGCTCTCCTTAAATCTCATAATCATAGGGGTTAATCCATTACTCCATTGTTCCGACCCATACCAAGCACCATTTATAAAACGTCTTCCACGACTTAAAACATCAGCATAGTTTTGACTGTTTTTAATCGTCCACGTCCACTTAGAATCATTTTTAAGTTTCCACGCTCCTCTAAACTCCCCTGTATCAACAGGAGAAGCTTTTATTAAATCCGAATAAAAACCGATAACTTTAGAGTTTATTTCATCTCTGTCCTTTTCAATCTCTTTATCAAATTCAATAAGTAGGCTCATGTTTTATTTCCTAACGTGTGCTTCGTAAACAATCTTTAAATCTTGCGACTCAATCGGTGCAACAGATAAGATGTTCCAAGTATGTAAATGAACATCTCTAAAACTCCAATCTGTCTTGGGTTCTTCGTTGTTTAGAGTAAATAATAATTTTGCATCACCAGCTATAATTCTATTTTCAATAAACTCTTTCGCTTGGTAATACTCAATATAATATTCAACATCAATTTCACTTGATGACCCTGTTACCTCTTGTGTTATAGGGTCAATAGATTCATCATTTTTAATAAACTTTCCAACGCTACCGAACTCACTTATAAGTTCAATAGCTACATTATTTAAATCCGTACTAAGCAAGTTTAAAGCTCCTTGCTACTTGCCTATTGCTTTTTAAACACTTAGACAATAAGGCATTAACAACGCTTGGTAAATTAACAGAAGATGAGTCTATATCAGTATATTCAACCGATAATGAACCCACTTTAGCTTTTTTATATTTTTGAACCTCAACAATATTGGATAAATACTTTCCATCATTGGCTTGGTCTATCTGAATCAATGCAACTTGTGCATCTGAAAAAACACATGAGTTTTCACGAATATTACAAATTGACTTTATTAAAAACGCACTCCGAGATAACATCACCTCCTTTGCTTTATTAGATAATTTATTCCACTTGTCTTCACCACCAAGTTCTAATAACTTTGTTGTAGCATCAGCAACACTAATAAAAGTATTCCAATTTTCAAGTGGATAAACAATTAGCATTAAATAACTTCTTCCGTAATTCTAAATAGTTCAATATCTTCATTAGGATATAACTCGCTCCACTCTTTATCATTTAAGATAGTACCTTGCTTTATTTCATCAGCAAATTTTTCATTAAACAATTTAATTTCAGCTTTTTTGCGTGTCGATAGCTTCCCTTTTTCTGTCAATAACTCTTTAGGGTAAGCCCAATGCTTAACATTTCCATCTGTATCTACATCACCAGCAATAGCCTTAACTTTAATACCTGCAAATTCATAAGCTTTTTTAATTTTCTCATTATCTGTGTATATCAAAGACGCGTTAGTATTTACAGAACAGAAATATTTAGGGTTACAATGAACCCCCTTAATATCTGTCTTTTTTGAGCTATAGACAAAAACCATATTATGCCCCTTTAATTAGGACTCCAGCAGAAGATTTTTTATCCCCAACCAATGACCAAGATGCAGATGCACCAAGAACTGTATCGTCTGGGTTAATTCCCTGCGATTGGTCATATGAAAAGCCTTTAATCTTAAGAGTATAAGCACCCTCTGTTCTCATATTTACACCTACATTTTCTTCATCAAGAACCTCACCCTGTTTAAAGAAGATTGCTTCTGATTCAGAAATTACAATAGCCCCTTTAGCTAAACCAATAACAATAGGCTTTCCATCATCGTCTAGTGCAGATGAATCAACTTGCCACAATGGTCTGTTTAAAGTACCGATAGAAGCGTTATATGTAGCTCCGTAACTGATTTGGTCTGCCGTTGTTCCTAATGCTGTATCTAATAATCCTGCAACAACCATTGATGGGGCAACAAGTGCTACAATATTCTCACTTCTATCACCAAACGCAAATAAACCCTTAGAAATATCTTTTAATTGAATATCTGCTGTAGCAGAAGTAGAAACTAACCCAGCTTCTGAACTAATTGAAGCAATAGCAACAATTAATGCTCTTTGTAAAATCCATCTAGCAACACCTGCACCAATAGCTTCACCTAAATTAACGTTTACAGTTTTTTCATCAGCTCCAGCTTGTGCTAGTTCGGTGTATGTGTAGAAAACCAAATCTTTGAAATATAACTTGACATCTGTTTTAGCTAAATCTGCAAGTCTCTTTTTTGTTACAGGCGTTTGAACGGCTGTATCTCTTCTAGTAGCGTCTCCGATAGAATCGAAAAGAGTAGTTACTAGAAAATTTCCCTTTGTAATACTCTCATCAATAACAATAGCTCCGTTTGTAGCTTCTTGTGCTTTTAATAAATTATCTTCTATTGCTTTAATTGCAATATCTCTTACTACTTCATTATCAATAGTTAGCATTTACTTAATCCTTTTTGCCTTGTTGGGCTTTAGTGTAATCATATTTTTCAGCTGGAGTCATATCTTTGTAATCTTTCCCTTTAAATGACCCATTGCCACCTCCTAAACCACCATCACCATTTGCTGTAGTTGATTTAAAGAAAACACTTTTCTCTTCACTTTTAATCAACGCTAAATCTTTCATAGTTAATGCTTTCCCATCTTTATACATTGGTATTCTCACACCATCTTTAAGTTCCATAGGGATAACTACCCCATCTTTAACCTCAATGTTTTCGAGTAACGAAGTTTCAAAAGTTCCTCGCAAAGCTGGGTCGATAAATTGATAAGGCAAAGAATTAATCGCTTCACTAACTGTTGTTTTCACAATAAAGTCACGAGCCATTGCTTCTTTTTCTTTTTCAAGAGCCGATTTCTCTTCCGTTAGATTAGAAATTAACGCCTTATTTGATTCTATCTCTTCCTTATATTTAGCATCAAGTGCATCAAGTGTTGCATTTCCAGACTTCATTTTATCTTTTACATTGTTCACAAATTCAACATCATCAAACTTATCGAAATCAATCTCATCTCCAAAAGCATTTTTATAAGCCTTTGCTAGTTTAATATTGGTTTCTCTAAATTTATCAGCCGTTTCTTTTGCCTTAGCAATTTCAATAACGCTGTTATTTACTTTATATGCCATCTCTTCGTAAGATTTAGAAACTGTTTCTGCTTGTGTTTTAATTTTACTTAAATCAGCACCATCTGTAATTAGTTTTAGTAGTTCTTCCATGTTGTTACTCTCCGAGTTATTTTTAGTACACCGTACAATGTTAAGATTATCTTATAATTTTAAGAATGAGTAAAGTTGATAGTAAAAGATAGTATTTTTCGGTATAATAATTAAAAACATAAAGGCTATAAATGAGTAATATTGACTTTAAAATATATGAAAAGCATTGGGAATATTTAAATAAAAGATATGGTGTTTTTCTTGATGGTAAGGATTTATTAGAGTTTATAAATGACAATGGTAATGTTATGAGTGAGCCTACTTTTCAAAGGCTAAATAAAGATGGTTATAGTCTTCCTGTTGGAATTATGCCTACAAAAAAAGGTAAATGGTTATTTGGAATTGATGCTGTGGTTCGGTGGTGGTTAAAGATAGATAAACAATAATTAAACTTATTGTCATAATTTATTCTAGTTCTATGTATGAAAATCGTACATAGAACGCACTATTAAACTTATTTACTTTAAGGCGTTAAAAATATCATCTTTGCTAAATCTCCTATTGTTCCTAAATAACTCCTCAAATTTAACCACATTATTATATAAATCAAATGCTTTTTTACCTAAGTATTTTTTTTGAATGGTTTTAGGTTGAGTTGAGAACCATTCAGAGTAATTCATATTTTTTATTTGTTTTCCTGTACTTGTTCCATTCTCGTTATATTGCTTTGATGCTCTTGTATTTTGTGATTTATAATCGTTTGGGTAAAAACACAATATTGACCTACACCTAAAGTGAATGGGTGGCTTATAGTCACTTGGGATTTTGTCTATATTTGTATGAAATTTCTTTCCATCTCTTGAACTGCATCTTTTAGTAGTCCTATTATCCAATGTTGCACAATATTCATAGTAGCCGTCAATCTGTTTTTCAATCACCTTATAAGTATTTTCACGTTCCAAGCTTCTAGCTTTTTGAATAATAGAATTAACTAAGCCTGTATCAATATGTGCCAACTGTTTTTTATGAGTATTTTTCAAATCTTTTTTAATTTCAGATGAGGTTTTATTTTGCTCCATTCCGTCTGAAATAATAGAAGATAATCGCCTTGCGTAAAATCCCCTATTTGATTTGAAACTATCTCCTATTTTATACCCATGTATTTCTGTCTGTGCGTTAATATTGCTCATGTACTTTTCAATAGTTTTATCAACTCCATACATTTCATAAAGTATAGATGTTTCCATTATTGCTATTGCCTTGCTTTCCTCAATGGCATTAGTCATCAAATCATTATACATAGGGGTTAAGGTACTATTTACAAACTCACGAAACTCACGCCTATCTGATTTTGTTTCTATGTATGGGGCTTTAGCTATAACATCGTCCAAAAACTCATTAAATATAGTTTCAAAAGTTTTTACAGAATTTGTCTTTAATTTACTAAGAAACAGTTCTAGCAATAGTTGTTTATTTAATGCATCGTCCATTACATGCCTTTAGCTTCAAGCTTCTTCTCTTCCTCTTCTAAATCAACGCCTTTTAGCATTCCTCCGTTTTCTTGTAGTTGCTTCAAGTATGTACCCCTTGTAATATCCCCAGCTTCTTTTAATTTATCTAATAAGTTAGCTTCTAAATCCGATATTAATGTGTCTAAGAAATCTCTATTAACTGTAATCTTTCCCTTTTTGCCAATCAGTTCAGTTTCATTTTTCCCATACTGATTAAAAAATAAGTCGTTAATCTCATTTAAGGTGTCTTCCAAATTCCCTGCTAAAGACGACAATGCACTTTCAGCCGTTACCCTCTCATTTTTTGATTGCTCGACTGTTTTATTCCCCTTATTGTCTTTAACAAAAGAAACAAAAGAATATTTTATCCACTCTTCTATATCTTTTAAATGCATACCTAAAACTTTATCATTAGCTCCGTCTAGCTCTCTAAACTCTATATCCCCTAACTTTTTGCCGTCTGAACTCATAGGCATATTCCACCCTGTTGAACCACCTATTTCAATTTTAATTACTTCCCCAACTTTATTTACTGCTGTTTCGCTTGTATCATTTGCTAGTTCTTGAAGCTCCATTCCCCAAGTAAGTACCAAAGGAATTGCTAATCTTGTTACAAAACTATGTTTTCTACTAGCTGTTTCCCCCCAATAGAATATCTCTAACTTGAACGCATCAAGAAACGGTGGTAGGTCGTTACTAAAAGAGTTTTTAACCCCATTATATGTGGCTTCTACAATAGGGATTCTGCCATAATTGGTTGGTATTGACTCAACTAGCTTGTTTCCTCTCCAAACTTCTACTAGAGATTCGTTGTTGAAATATATTTTATGCTCTTCTTTTTCTTCTGTGTTATATTTGTCTTTAGATACTACATAAGTGCCTTTAACGCTAATTTGAGGATAATCGCCATCACGCTCAATATAGTCTATTGTTTGCCTACCCATTCGTGTAATAAAAGGTCTAGTTGCATTTTCTCTCGGAGTCCATACATTCGTAAAACTTTTATTTGTAATAAGTAAATCTTTTAATATTTGTTTTGCATACTCATTTAAAGATGTGTTATTCCCATCAATATTTGTCATATACATCTCTTTAATGTCATCTCTCATGTCATCGCTATATACCAATGGATTTCGCATCACAATATCTACAATCTCATCAATACCTATTTTACACAAAGACGGCATAACAAATGAATTAACTCTTGAATTATATTCTGTTGTTGTTTCGGTCGGTGCTTTAACTAAATAGTTTTTACACGCTTCACTTCCACTATACACATCTTCACATAATTTTATAAATGGCTTATTCGGCTGTGTCTTGTCAAATGGTGGTATTATTTCTTTCATTCATTTTCCTTTAAAAAAAAGTTATTTTTCCTACTCTACTTCTTCCTATTATTTCTTCTTCTTGTTTTAATTCAAAAGCACCCATAATAAAAGCATCAGCGATATTTGGGGATAATATCCCTCTTTTCTTTAGTGATTGTTTGCTCTCTACTTGCATTTTACCACTTCCATCTTTAAGCCATCTTGGAGATGATAGTTCAGTTCTTAACTTGTCTATATGTTTAGAATTTGGATTTATGAAAATCATTTCATCTTCACTAACATTATCCCCTCTAGTTATATAGTTATGCGTTTTAATAAATCTTTCTGCTATCGCGTACCAAGCTTGGGCTTTAAGGTTTTTGAACATATCCACATTTAATTTCCCATCTTTAAACTCTTTGTCTTTGTTTTGAGGGCTATTACTTGCTGTAAAAGGGATATGGCTAAAAGGTGCGTTTAGTTGATTAAAGTTTGAGCCTACCCCTGCACCAACTCCAATATTATCATAATTTACCTCATCGCAATTATTATCTAACCCAAACCTATACACTCTTTTTGTTGATATAAATATCTCATCTTTCTTAGCAAACCACTCATCTATCTCCATCATAAAAACACCATAAAAATAAACTAACGCGTTGCTGTCATTTTTTATCTCTTCGCCTTTTTCGTCTGTTCCGTCTGCTACATCAAACCCAATACGCTTAGTTCCACTTGGCTTATTATTAGCTCTACTAAATGCTTCTATTGAGCTATTAATCCATTCTTCCCTAATTATCCCTAATTCATCGCCTGTTACAAAACCACCTAAATATACATGATTGTATTTTTTTATATCTATTAACTTAAGCTCTTCTGCTTCTTCTCTTATAGATGTAGGGCAAAAAGGGTTTTGTGTATAGTTAATATGAATTAAAACTTTATTTGATTTACTTTTAAACAATTCCTCTACTGCATCGGTTTGGTATCTTGGATTCCACGCGAATAATAATTCAGCGTCCTCTTTTCGTATGGTAGGGATTAGTAAGTCCATTGAAAATTCTGTAATGGATTGTGCTTCCTCAATAAATGCAATATCAAAACCCTCTAAAGACTTTATTGAGTCAGCCGTGTGGTCTTGCAACCCTTGAAAAATTATTATGCCTTTCCCACTTTTCATTCTAATTTCAGTCAATGTAATTTCAAAAAAAGATGTTAATTTTAAAGTGCCTATTCTGTCTTGTATTAACTTTTTAGATGAATGTTTTATAGATTTTTGTATCTGCCTTAAGCAAACTATGTTTATATTAGGATTACTAACTGCTTTAATGAGAATATAATCAACAGCACCCCAAGATTTACCACTACCACGCCCACCTTTAAGACCTTTATATCTAGCTTTATTTTGATACAACGGCTTTAATTCTTTAGGAACTCTAAAATCTAAAGTCATAGCTAATCCTCAAAAGTTATTTTAATCTCTTGTATTTCTTGTGTTTGTTGCTGTTGTTGCAGAATATTTATATTTTGTTTTGTTGATGGTTTCACTATTGACTCAATATCCTTAATTGCACCTGTTAAGTTTCTAATGTTTTGATGATTAAAATATTCCTTGTTACTTAAAAGAATACCTTGTGCCATTGATGCTAACTTTCTATTGTTTTGTATTAGCTTATTATCCTCTAAAGTTGTATTTATCGCTTCTGTTAAAATATCTATTTTTTCAGCCGTGTTTTCTTTGTTCGTAATTACTTCGGTAATTACTTCGGTTGCTTCCTTGAACCCCTGTATAGCTTTAATCTCTACTTCGGAAACTACCCAATTTTCTTTTTTTATTTTCGTGCTAAGTGTACTATAAGGAATATCATATTTTTTAACTAAGTATGCAGGTGGCTTACCTATTTCATATTCAGCTTTTACTACTTCCCAATCATACTTTTTTCTTGCCATTATATACCTTTAACTTAGTTTGTATTTTTCGTCTATTGCCTTTAATCCGTTATCTATACAATATTTTATATCTTTCCCTAATTGCTTATAAAAAGATGGATTATTTATGCAATCAACTGCTAACCTTATATCATCTTTTTCTTTCCCTAATCTTGGGAATTTTGCCACAATTTTTAATGCTTTTTCTTTTTCATTGTTTTTCCATAATTTTCTAATTTTTCACTCATTTTAATATCCTTAAGTTAATATTATATTTTATCTAAAAACTCAAAATAAACCAAATCAGCAAACTCTTCCTGTTCTTGAAGAGTATATTTATCTCTCCAAGCTTTAG